TTTCAGTCAGTGCGTCGTACATTGCGTTCATCCCGCTTCCTTCATCTCAGATGCCATGCCGATTGTATACCAGACAGGTTCCTGTGTAAACTTCCAACATGCCATATAGGATTTTTCCCTGATGTAGTAGTTATGATAAGCTGTTATAGCATCACCCTCGACCTTGCAGTAATCATCCATGCATTGAGGCGGATCAAAGAACTCTCCGGGTTTCATTTCATACGGCGGGAAACTAAGCCCATGCACGATACCTGACCTTTCTGTTTTGTGTACCTTGCCATATCGAAGTGTATATTCTGAACACAAACCTTTAAGCAGAAGGTATAGCCAATTGTAATTGCTACGGTTCGACCTAGCCCAGACCGCTGACGGATGGTTTTTGTGCGTCGGTTTGTAGCATTCGACACTAGGTTCCCCGTCGATCTCATGGTGTGCCGTGGATAGTAACTGCGCATATTCGAGGATCATTTTGACTACATGTTTATCGCAGTGCATCTCAGCGCATTTCTTAGGGTCTTTGTGTAAGTAGAAAATATTCATGATCAGAATCTCACCAGTAGGATGAACAACAGCACCTGTATTAGCAGCAAACTTAGATCGTCGTCAAGTATTTTTTTAATTGCATTCAACATTACCCCCAATCCTTCCTGTCGTTTTCTTCGCGCCACCCTTGCAGATACTCTGAAAGCTGAGCGGCAGTCATCATGTCCCGAGTTACTTTGTACCCCTTGCCGGTTCCATTAGGCCACCAATGAGGATTATATCTGCGGTTGTAGAACCTATCTGCCGACCCCCTATCATAAGGGCTACCATGTGCGTGTTGCATGGCAATCTTTTCTCCTGCTTTCCGTAGTTTCGAAATGATTTCCTGAGTTTCGTAGTTCATTCGTCGTCCTCCTCGATGGCATTGTTAAGGGCATTCATAGCCTCCTGAAGTGCTCTCTCTGCTTCCTCCTCGCGCCCGACGCTCATCATCATAAGCATGAATTCAATTCTAAACTTCACTTCTTCTGCTAGTTTTTTCTTAGTCATGTCTTCACCTTTCAATTTTATGGGACCATCCCATGTTTTAATCGATCACAAATCCGCTCATGTCTTTCTTGCTTTACCCTTGGCATATAGTGCCACAACCACACCCTGAGGGTCAAGAAACCTGAGATCGTCATTATCGCCGTTTATTACAGGGCGTCCCTTGAATACTTTTGGTATTTTATTTTTATCCCTGAATACTACGGCAATATTGGCGTTATACTTAGATGAGAAATCTAGCACATTCTCGGCATAATCTAAATTAGCCTCGCTGTAACTCAGTGTCAAGTGATAATTTGAAGGCCACGACCTGGCGACACGATTGTAAACTTTTGTATAGTCATAGAATTGTATGACAGGGAATTCCTCAATAATATCGCGCCAATTATAGTCGGACGTTCCGTTGAGACGTACCACAGGTTGAATACCCCGCTTCTGGCAATACTTCTGGAACTTTATCAAGTCCGTCCTCAGAAGTCTATAGAATTCTCCGGGAAGCTGGCGGAGTAAATCAGATTTACGTTTACGCGCCGCTTGTACATTATTGAATGCGCCGCGTCCTGCAGTGTTCAAGCATCCATCGCGACATGCTGCAGTGCGAGACATAGGACAGAGGAAGTCATCCGGTATCAGGTAGACAATACCCGTGAGATATTCTGACCCGTCACCCTTGATTGTTTTCGCATTAGTTCCTACGCCTATGATTTTATAGTTTGACACTTTATTCATCCTTTCAATTTTATGGGACCATCCCAGATTTCCAGCGTTGAATGTACTCTATAGGACCGCCTGAGGTTTGTCAAGCGGTCCTGAGAATACACTCTTCACTTGTTTTTGAAGAGGCTCACGACGTCCTGAATGACTTGTGCGGGGTCATGTCCGGCCTGCTGCGCTTGTATCAGCAGGGCATAGATTGAGCTAGCGTAGTCATCCCGCATACCGTTTGGCGTAGTATCCTCAGTAGGTTCCTCAGTAGGTTCCTCAGTAGGTTCCTGAGTAGGTTCCTGAGCGGCCTTCTGAGCTTTTTGAATGGCCTTCCTCATAGCATCCAGTTTGCGCCAGCCATTGGTTTCTCCCTCAGTGATAATCGCGTCATAGTTCTGATAGGTGAATTTGATATCCCTGATATGTTCTGAGCGATCCGCCTGAGATAGCATTACGAACATGTCCTGTAGTACCTGCGAGCCGTCTATCATTTTCTTTGTCAATGACTTCTCGGGCCATGCCGCGCCTGTTTCATTCATGATTATCTCAGCGGCATGTAGATAGACCTCAGTTACCAGTTTACGGGACTGCATGGAATCCGCAGTAGACGCATCCACAAGCGCCTGATTTACCGTTTCAACAATTTCCTGATAAGACATAGTAGAGAACCTTTCTGAATGTTTGTCATCATCGACACTCAGGAATATAGGGATGCATCAATATCCCGTCAATAAAAAAATGAACTAATTTTAAATTAATTTCAGTTATCGTTATAAATCAATAGGTTACCATATGAATTTTATGGGACCATCCCACGTTTTCTGCAGAGTTCTATGTGCTGAGATGTCCTGATAGATGACTTGTGAAGACCTGAGAATACCATACTCAGGCATTCTTTCTTCTCACGTTTTCTCACGTATTCTCAGGTCACATTCCCGTGTACTGCCACAGAACAACCCGTGTAGTACCACGGAATAACCACGGCGTCGGACTTCATGGGATGATTTGAGAAATCCTGAGAAGCTTCCCGCGTATTTCTAAGGAATGGGCCTACCGGGGGGGCCCCATGCGCGGCTTGAGAATTCTTATGTACCCTCAGGACCACATGAGAAGCAATTTTGAGGTCCGTGAATTAGATAATTAACTTAAGCATACTAAAATTAACTCTTGACTTCTGGGGTCAGGCGGGTTACTCCTAAGAAATCTTAAGAAACCCTATTGACTTTAGGTTCTAAATATGGTATAATATAGTTATACTTAGGTTGTTCATTAAGTAGTTTATTAAAATTAATAACTAAGACACATCTTAAGATATCTTAAGTAAGCAAAACCGATTAGGTTTTGGAGTTTGTCTTTTAAAGGAGGTCGTTATGTACGGCTACGGAAAAAAGAAACCCACAAAGAAAACCACAAAAAAGAAATCTAAGAAAAAGAAATGATAACCTACCGAGGCGAAAAGTTTTCAGGTTACAACAAGCCAAAGAAAACTCCGGGAAAGTCCAAAAAGTTTGCAGTCCTTGCAAAAAAAGGAGACACTGTAAAGCTTGTTAGGTTTGGCGATCCAAATATGACAATTAAAAAGGATCAACCGGCGCGTCGTAAAAGTTTTCGTGCAAGACATAAGTGTGATACAAGTCCTCCAGATAAACTTAGTGCAAGATACTGGAGTTGTAAAAAATGGTAGACTTCCTACGTAGTAGGGCAAAGTCAGGGGTGATAAATGTCAGATACAGAAGTAAAAAAGAAAAGAGGTAATCCTAATTTTCACAGAGGAATGAAACCCCTGAATCCAGAAGGAAGGCCAAAAGGTTCTCTAAACAAATACACAAAGCTCTCAAGAGAACTTATGTCCACTAAGGGACCAGAAATTGTAAGCAAGGTTATTGAACTTGCACTAGAAGGCGATAGGCACTGCCTTAAGATGTGCATGGATAGAATCATTCCCACAACAAAAGCTGTAGAAATTACAACAGAACATAAAGATTTGGGAATCAATATTATTATCGAAGGCGTTAAGGCCGTAGAAGCAAAAGAAGAAAAAGAATTTAAAACGATAGAAGCTAAGTACACAGAAGAAACAGAAGATGCCTGACCTTAATGTTTCTTTGCATGACGCACAGATGCAAATCTTTAAGTCAGACAAAAGGTTTAAAGTAGCAAGTTGTGGAAGACGTTTTGGTAAAAGCTATCTAGCTGCTTGGGTCTTGATTATTAAAGCTCTGCAAAGCCCAGCAAAGGATGTCTTCTACGTTGCACCTACGTTTCAACAAGCCAAAGATATTCTCTGGAGTATTCTTAAAGAAGTTGGTCAAGATGTAATTAAATCCGCACATGAAAATACTGCTACACTTACGTTGATTAATGACAGGAAGATTTATCTAAAAGGTTCTGACAGACCGGACACACTACGAGGGGTAGGTCTTGCTTATGTTGTAATGGACGAGTACGCCTCAATGAAACCAGAGGTGTGGGAGATGATCCTTCGGCCTACACTGGCCGACGTTAAAGGCGGTGCATTGTTTATCGGAACACCCGCTGGAAAAAATCATTTTTTTAGATTATGGCAGGATGCACAACTACCAGAAAATGAAGAGCAATGGGAAGCTTTTCAGTTTAACTCGACAGATAATCCTTTTCTTGACCCAGAAGAAATAGAAGCCGCTAAGAAAACAATGTCTACTCAGGCATTTCGACAGGAGTTTGAAGCAACTTTTGAAAGTTTTTCAGGTGGAATATTTAAAGAAGAATGGATTAAGTATGAAGATGATTCAGAGTTTGATGAAGAAACTGCCAATAAAACAGGTCACTATGTCATTTCAGTGGACCCTGCAGGTTATGAAAAAGCTAGTAAAGGTCGTGGTATTAAAAGTTCGAAGCTGGACGAAACAGCTATATCAGTGGTTAAAATCGCTGGTGACGAGTGGTTAGTAAAAGATATTCACCACGGCAGGTGGAATATCAGAGAGACTGCAGAAAAAATTATTACAGCGGCTGAAGAAGTAAGAGCATCTTCAGTAGGTATTGAAGCAGGTGCATTGAAGAATGCTATTATGCCTTACCTAGAAGATGAAATGAGAATAAGAGGTTCTTGGATAAACCTCACAGATGTTACCCACGGCGGTAAAAGAAAGCAAGATAGAATTGTTTGGGCGCTGCAGGGTAGGTTCGAACATGGTAAAATTAAGTTTAGAAAAGCTGATTGGAACTATGAGTTTATAACTCAAATGCTAGACTTTCCAAGTTCCTTATCTCACGATGACTTGTTAGATTCTTTAGCATACATAGACCAAGTTTCAGTAGCAGACTTTGCACAGCAGATAGAAGTAAGCGAGTGGGAACCTTTAGATACTGTATCGGGATATTAATTTATGGATGAACTAACATATAAAGACCCACAGTCTTCTCTGGTTACGTGGATTATGGATAAGGTTGAAGAGTGGGAAGATCACCGTAACCTTAACTACATGGATAAGTGGGACGAATATTACCGCATTTGGCGTGGAGTGTGGTCCTATGAAGATAAAATACGTGAGTCTGAAAACTCAAAACTAATTTCTCCTGCTACTCAACAGGCCATTGAATCTACTGTATCTGAGCTAGAAGAAGCTATTTTTGGTGGAGAACAGTGGTTTGATCTACGGGATGATGTTATTGATCAAAATCCCACGGATGCTACAGTAGTTAAAATTCTTCTTCAGGAAGACCTTCAGCGGTGTCGAGTAAAAGACGCTATTGTTGAGTGCCTTCTTAATGCTGCAATTTATGGAACAGGCATTGCTAAAATAAATGTCGTAGATGAAATTAAAAGAGTTCCTATAGAATCTCCTGTTCCTAATACCTTGACTACAAAAGTAGAAGTTGTAGATACAGTAGTTACTTCAGTTAAGGTAGACTCCCTAACTCCTAAAGAATTTGTTATTGATCCGTGTGTTACCTTTATTGAAGACGCTCTGGGCGTGGCTCAGATAGCCACAAAACCTAAATATGAAATTGTGGAGGGAATTAAAGAGGGTGTCTATGAAGATAAACCTCTGGGTAGTTACGACAAAGTAGACTTTGGATTTGATGAAGAATCTTCTGCTGATCTTTCCGACATGGACAAGGTTAAAATTGTAGAATACTGGGGCCGTGTTCCTAAAAAATATTTAACTTCTAAGAACGAAGAAACATTTGAAGAGTTTGATTACGAAGACGATGAGCTTGTAGAAGCGGTTGTTGTTATTGCAAATGACTCTGTTGTTCTAAAAGCTGCTGAAAATCCTTACCTTATGAAAGATCGTCCTTTTGTTTCTTTTCAGCTAGATCGCGTTCCTAATAAATTCTGGGGACGAGGAATAGCAGAAAAAGGCTATAATCCTCAAAAAGCTTTGGACGCAGAACTTCGGGCAAGGATAGACGCGTTGGCACTTACAACGCATCCTATGATGGGTGTGGACGCTACTCGCCTTCCTCGCGGCGTCAAGTTTGAAGTAAAAGCTGGTAAAACAATTCTTACAAACGGCGATCCAAAGTCTATCCTGTTTCCTCTTAATTTTGGTAATGTGTCACAAAACACCTTTACTGAAAGTGCTGAACTGGAGCGCATGGTTCAAATGGGAACCGGTGCTATGGATGGAGCCAATAGCAACTTTTCAAATCCCAGAAACTCTACAGCATCTGGAATGTCAATGCTTCAGGCCGCTTCAATTAAACGTCAGAAGCGCACCATTATGAACTTCCAAGAAAACTTCTTGATTCCTCTAATTGAAAAATCAGCTTTGCGTTACATTCAGTTTGCTCCTGATCGTTATCCTGCAGGAGATTATAAATTTAAAGCTTATTCTACTATGGGAATTATGGCTAAAGAATTAGAAATGACGCAGCTTATTCAGTTGATGTCCATGACTCAACCGGGAACTCTTCCTCATTCCTTGCTTCTTATGGCTATTTTTGACAACAGCTCGGCGGCTAATAGAGATCAAATGAAACAGGCTGTTGCTCAATCGATGCAGCCTGATCCGCAACGAGAGCAGCTTATTCAGATAACACAACAGCTTGAGCTTCAGAAACTTCAAATGGAAATTGAAGAAATAAAAGCAGGAGCAATGAGAGACACTGCTCATGCAGTTAAGCTTAATTCGGATGCTCAGGGCATTCCCAATGAAATTGACCTAGTTAAAATGCAGGTTGAACTTGCAGAAAAACTGGCACGTATTGAAAAAATTAAAGTAGATTCTGAAAATGTAAGGTCCGAAACAATGCGTAATGGTCCTGAAATGCAGCATCTACAATCAGAAACGCTCTTGAATATTGCAAAGGCAAGGCAATCGTGACTGATAAAGAAATTCTTGAGCAACGTCTAAGTTTATTTACTAATGACGCTTGGGTTTCCTTTTCAAAAGAATTGGAAGAAATGGCAAAATCGTTAGAAAACATTCAAACTATAGACGATGAGAAGACCCTCTTCTTAAGGAGAGGACAGGTGGACATGCTAAACATGATTATAAATCTGGAAGCAACCACCAAATTAGCGTTGGATCAATTAGATTAAAATCTAATCCCAACTTGTTTTAACTCCATAATCTTATATAGACGGAGGTCAGTGATATGGATAGTATTGTTGTAGACGAATACGAAGAGACTCCCGAGGAAGCCGAACAGTATGCGAGTATCGAAGAGGCTCCAGAAGTGGAACAACCTCAAGCAGAACCGGAGGTCGAACTCCCTTCAAAGTTTAAGGGTAAGTCGATGGAAGAAATTATTTCTTCCTACGAAAACCTCGAAAAAGAACTGGGAAGAAAAGGTCAGGAAGTAGGAGAACTTCGAAAACTGACTGATAGTATTCTTCAGCAGCAAGTTGCCAAAAACGACAACGGGACAGAAACGTTT